GTATGCTCTCGCAGCATCATCACCATATTCTGCAAGAATCTTCTTATATTGTTTTCCTGCTGCTTCACCAAACTGATTGACAATAGTTTTTGCTTTAACTCTACCCCTAGGTCCATCTATACTAGGATCAGCACCAGATGGATTTTTGGCTGATGGTCTATTATTATAATTCTTAGGTTTCTTAGGTTTACCACCTCCACCTCCACCACCAAGCATATCGACCAGTCCTATAATATCTGTTATAAGACTAAATGGGTTCATCAGGTACTTTAACCCGATCAAACCCTTCATTATATTTCCAATACCACCTAACCTAGTTGCAAATGTCCCATTAGGATCCGTTAAAGAAGAAAATCCTTCTAGAACATTGGTAGTAAATCCTGCTGCCCAACCGAATAATTTAGAAAAAACAAAATGCGTCTTCTCTAAAAACTCTGATAATTTCTTTTGATTCTCTGGATTGCTAACCCACTCAAGTACACTCTTTGTAATAGCAAGTCTAGCTATATAACCAAGAAATTTTCCAATCGGTGCTAAAAATTTTTCTATCCAACTAAGACCACCCTTAGCAATCTTTAAGGATCTTTTGGTTAATTTGGGTTTCCGTTTTGCTGCCTTCTTATTCTCTATTGCTTCTTCTGCTGCCTGATCTAATTCTCTTCTATCTCTACGACGTTCTGCTTTTGCTCTTAACTTATCATTCTTAATTTGAGCAATTGAAATATTTTCTATATCCTTAACAACCGTTCCTATTCCAGAGATCGTACTCCCTAGTCTATTCAACGCTAAGGTTTGTTTTCTTGCAGCAGCAACTGTTGGAGATTTCACATTTGAAACTCCAGGATTCACAAATTTATAGGTTTGTAATTTAGCCACCAGATGCTTGTTGCTCCTTCATTCTACGTTCCTCTTCTTTGAGGAAATTAACTAACAAATTCACGTAGATTTCCTTTTCCCAAGGCATCAGATTATCAATATACTCGATATTCCATTTATGATGATGTATTAGGGAAAAGTTACCTTCATAGTAAGCCTGTAGATTGGTGTGAAGGAGTGCTATGCGAAAAAACTCGCTAAACCCTCCAGTACAACATCACTCTCAACTCCAGTATTAGGGTTAGTAACCTTAACCGTGTGAGTTAATTTAGGCATTTTTTCAAAAAAGTCCTGTATCATCATGAATTGCTTGCTATTCATTTGATCAAAAAATTCTATCAGTTCCTTTTTAGGAGTAGTAGAACAATCATAAACTTGATTAGCATCAGAAATTGTTTCTACACAACTTGCTGCCATATCAAAAACTTGGTCAACCTCAGCACCCTCACCAAAGTTCATGGCAACGAATGTTTCAAGACTGGGGTATCCCATTGTAATAGCAATTTCATCAGAAATTTTAATATCCTTCTTATGTCCTCTAGTTTTCTTTACTTTAATTTCGTCTAGGGGAATAGAGATTGATACAGTAGTTTCATCATCATCAGGACAAGTTACAGAGACATCAACACTTTCTCCAACAGATTTTGTACGAATCTGCAAGAAAACGAATTCAATATCGAATGTAGCAAGTTTCTCTACATCTGTAATGTCTGTACAATCTTTGATAATATCTTTGATTGCACCAACGATAGTATTTTGTTCACCACTCTCAGTAGCTAAGAGAAGGATCTTCTCCTCCTTTACAAGAAATGGTCTAAAATTCACAGTTCTACCGTCAGACGGTAGTTTCAATTTGTACTTAGGTACACTAATCTTAGGTAATGCCATAGAATTCACATCAGTACATTTATTTAGGCACTGTTGCCAGTAATAGTCAGTAATGAGTTAACGACTGTCTGTAGAACTGATTGGTTATTGGAAGTCGAATTAGTCGTAACATCATCAAGGTTCGTACCAACAGTAAGATAGTTAATAGTATCAGTGTCAAACTGATCAGCAGTATAGAAACGATATCTCTCATAATAAAAACCAACACTCATAGTCATTGTCTGAGCATTCTGGTTATTCAACTGAACAGAACCAATATTATATGGATATAAATTTCTTAGTTCCCATGCAGCAGTTAGTTGGTACTTTCTTGCCAGTAATATATCTGCTGATCCACTTTCTCTTATAGCAGCAATTAACTCAGGATCAGTAACTGCTAAACCTCCACCACCTCTTTCCCACTTGTAAATCATCATTCTAGGAGAAACATAATCTTCGTAATATCTTGTATATTGCTCACTATCACTTGCCATCATAGTTGTCCATCTCTCAAAGTAGTTTCTTGAGTATTGAGAACGTGGCATTCTAAAGTTTATACTAATCTGACTATATGCTGTATTTGTTGCATACTTAAATGGTGATCCAACATAAGGAGTTTGTGAAGTAGTAATCTGTTTACTTGGGAGATTTACACTATCAGCATAGTAATCAAGTAACCAATTCAAATCATTATTTCGATTAACATCGAATACTGTTGGTTGTGATGGTCCCACTAAAACAAGAGGGGTTTGCAACATCCTCGGTGACGAAAATCTCACCGAATATAAATTGGTAAAACTAGGAGAATTGTCTTTGCCTTTAGTTCTAGACAAAAACTCCTGAAATGAAGGATATCTCGCTGCTTGAGGATCTGGGATTGCCATTAGATTTTAAGTTCCTTTTCTGTGACTATCATAAATTCCCAACCGTGATCTTTACAAAACTCAGTTGCTGCTTTAAACTTTGCTTGATTTACGGCATAAGTCATAACTTCACTTATATATTTTCTAGTATTTCTTTTTTGGGTTTTTGGTTCTTTTGTTTGCCTTAATGGTTTAACTTCTGCAATATATTTCTTTTTTCCTATTTTTACATAAAAATCTGGAAAATATCTATGCCGTTTACCATCAACAGGACTAATATAAGGTATAATAAACTCTTCGCTACTCCATTCTTCTACAGAAGGACTAGATTCACACCATTGCATAAATTTATACTCCCATGAGGAGCGATATACCACGTTTCGTGGATCACCTTTGTATTTCCTGGGATTGGAAACACGATACTTACCCCGATATCTCATAAATACATACAGGTCACGTAGTATTTAGGTAGAAAATTGACAATATATCGTTACCCCCTAAGCCCACCTGCTGTGGGAAGCAGTTCTGTAGAAAATGCTACGGAGATGGTTGACTATGTAATGTTTCAGCGGAAAAGAATACAATATGATGATCAGAATGGTTCAGCTTATTATGGTTTGAACATTCCTAACAATAAAGTTGCGATGGAGAAGAATACTGATCGTGTCTATATTAACATGCCTCAGAATCTCTCAACTCAGTATGGACCAACATATCGTCTTGCTACTTTGGGTGTCGCAGGAATGGCACTTTCTCAAGGATTAAACACTGCTGGTAAGTTTGATGAACAAGCTGAAGCATTACAGAAAGCTGCTAAAGATGCAATGCCAGAATTTGCAATGGGTGCCATGTCGGAGATTGCTCAAGGTGCTGCAAATTTTTTAGGACTAGCAGGTAATGCTAGTCCTAATGATATAATGGCATTATCTAAAGGAAAGGTTTTTAACCCTTACCAAGAGCAACTATTCAGCAATATGCAGTTTAGAAATCACATGTTCTCATTTAAGTTTTTTGCTCGTAATGATAGAGAATCTAGGGAAATTAATAATATTATTAAATATCTAAAGCAAGGTGCTTTACCAATATACGGAACAGTTACTGATGGTGGTGATGCTGGAACTGGATCTGCTCGTTTCTTCGAAATTCCAGACAAATTTGATATTAAATTTGTTCGTTTAGATCCTGAATCAGGTACCTTAAATTCAAGTGCAGATCTTCATCATAAAATACATACATCTGTATGTACTGGAATTGATGTAAATTACACTCCAGATGGACAATATAATGCTATCAAAAATGCACAACTGGGTGTAGGAGACAATGCACCATTACAAGTTCCTGCAGTTACATTAAATTGTAGATTTACAGAAACTCAACTTGTAATGCAATCTAATATCACAGAGGGATACTAAAATGTCAGGATATTTTTCTTATTTTCCTAATGTATACGTTGGAGAAGGTGTCGAAGATGATGAGGCATTCAAATATCGCTTGGTTAAAAATATTTTTAGAAAAATTAGAGCAAGACCCGATTTAAATCAATATACAACTCTTTTTGAAGCATATTCAATTAAAACTTACGAAACTCCTTCTACACTAGCAAATAAATTATTTGATGATCCTAAGTTAGATTGGGCAATCCTCTTAATTAATGACATCGTTGACGTATATGAAGAGTGGCCAAAGAGTGATCAACAATTAAAGGATTATGTAGATGAAATATACACATCTGATAAAAGAGATGATATTCATCATTGGGAAACTAACGAAGTTATACTTGATGACGGTACACCAATTATCAAAGAAGGTGTTCAAGTAACTGAAGACTGGAGAACTGTAATGCCAAATGGTGATGTAAAAGATAAAGAAACATCAATATATCAAGTAACTAACTATGAGCACGAATATTTTAAAAATGAAGTTAAAAGACAAATTTTAATTCCAGTTGGTAACATGCTGGATATTATGGTTGAAGAATTTGAAGACTTAGTTGCATATGACCCCCATAATGAACTTGATACAGCAAACAACAAAAAAACAGTATTGAATATTACATCTAGATTCTTAAATAACACAGGATCTGCTAGTTTTGCTAGTGCAATTCGTTCTGAATTGAATACAACTGGTACAATTACATATGATGATGGACCTGGTAATGTTGGTGGTACAAATACTTTATCATTAACTGCTGGTGT